GGTGACCTGCGTAGTTGCAGTCAAGGAGGTATTCGTAATGCAAGTGCTACTGTTTTTTATCCTATTTGGCATCATCAGTTTGATGATCTTATTGTTCTTAAGAACAACCAAGGAACAGAAGAAACCCGAGTCCGTCATATGGATTATGGGGTTGTGCTTAGTGCCTTCTTCTGGAGACGATTCAAAAACAAAGAAGACATAACCTTCTTTGATCCCAACGAAGTACCTGACCTATACGAAGCGTTTTACAAAGACACTGAGTTGTTTGAAGAACTCTATGTCAAGTACGAAAAACAAAAAGGCCTCCGTAAGAAAACGATGAGTGCCGAAGAAGTGTTCAAGAGTGGTATACTAAAAGAGCGCACAGACACGGGTCGAATATATCTCGTATTCATTGATAATGTCATGAACCAAGGACCTTTTGATCCTGAGTACCATACGATTTATCAAAGTAACTTGTGCTGTGAGATCCTATTACCCACACGTTCATTTAAGCGATTAGACGACGATAGTGGACGCATAGCGTTATGTACACTGGGATCTATCAACTGGGGATCGTTCCGCAATCCAGAGGATATGCGTAGAGCCTGTAGGATTCTACAGCGTAGCCTGTGTAACATTCTTGACTATCAAGATTTCTTGTCGATACAGAGTAAACTTAGTAACGACGAGATACAACCACTAGGTATTGGTGTTACAAATCTTGCCTACTGGCATGCCAAGCGTGGACTCAAGTATGGCGAGAAAGATGCACTACAGGATGTTAAAACCTGGATGGAGCACCAAGCGTTCTACTTAACAGAAGCCACAGTTGAATTAGCCAAAGAACGTGGCCCGTGTACAGAGAGTCATAAAACTAGATATGGACAAGGCGTCTTTCCCTGGGAACTTCGTGCCAAGGGTGTTAATGAACTGGCAGACTTCGCTCCTGAACTTGATTGGGAAACACTACGTGGTAATATGAAGCAGTACGGTGTGCGTAATGCCACATTGATGGCCATTGCCCCTGTTGAAAGTTCAAGTGTTGTTATTAACTCAACCAATGGCATTGAAATGCCCATGAGCCTAATATCAGTTAAAGAATCAAAGGCAGGATCATTTGTACAGGTTGTTCCTGAATACCATAAACTAAAAAACAAATATCAAATGATGTGGGAACAGAAAGACTGTGATGGCTATTTGAAAACAGCCGCAGTTCTTGCTGCCTATGTTGATCAATCAATTTCAACTAACACATTCTACAATCCAGCACACTGGGCAGATCGTAAAGTGCCTACTACATTGATTGCTAAAAATTTGATGCAGGCGCACATGTGGGGATTGAAAACATTCTACTACAGCCTGATTAATAAGGCAGGTAGCAAAGCAATGGCCGAAGCAACTCCCGAAGTACACTACAACGGGTTCCATAACGAAAGAGAAGTAATCGAAGACGAAGACTGCGAGGCATGTAAATTATGAGCAAACAACAATATAACCTAACCACAAAAACAGACTATCTCAATCGCAAGATGTTTCTGGATCCAGCAGGGCCAGTGACCATTCAACGCTTTGAAGAAGTAAAATATAAAAAGATTGCAGACTTTGATTCAACTGCCCGAGGATTCTTTTGGCAACCAGAAGAGATTAGTTTGACTAAAGATTCGAACGATTTTAAAGATGCCAGCGATGCTGTCAAACATATCTTCACTAGCAACCTACTTCGTCAAACAGCACTGGATAGTTTGCAAGGTCGTGGACCAACACAGGTATTTACTCCGGTGTGTAGTCTCCCTGAAGTAGAAGCACTTATGTACAACTGGGGATTCTTTGAAACAAATATTCACAGTAAGAGTTACAGCCATATTATTCGTAACATTTACAATGTACCCAAGGATGTGTTCAACACCATCCATGACACTCGAGAAATTGTAGACATGGCCAGTTCGGTAGGCAACTACTATGACAAGCTACACGTTATTAACTGCCGTAAAGAACTTGGACAAGAGGTTACTGAGAAAGAACACGTTAAGGCTGTTTGGTTGGCACTACATGCCAGCTATGCGCTAGAAGCGTTCCGCTTTATGGTTAGCTTTGCCACCAGCTTGGCCATGGTAGAGAATAAAATCTTTATGGGTAATGGCAACATCATTCAATTGATCTTGCAAGATGAACTCTTACACAAAGGGTGGACTGCTTATATGATCAATCAAGTGGTCAAAGAGGATGCTCGATTTGTCGAAGCTCGAGAAGAATGCCATGCAGAAGTGTATCAACTTTACATGGATGTTATTCGTGAAGAAAAAGAATGGGCCACCTATTTGTTCAAGTTAGGTCCTGTTATTGGACTCAATGCCAACATCCTAAAAGATTTTGTAGATTATACCGCAGTGGGCGCATTAAAAGATATTGGTATCAAGTATCTTCAGGCCGCACCAAAATCAACTCCAATTCCGTGGTTCAACAAGCACACAGATACCAGCAAGAAACAAAGTGCTCTACAAGAAACAGAAAGCACAAACTATGTTATCGGCGTCATGGGAGAAAATATTGACTATGCTGAATTGCCGGCTATATAATACAGTTAAAAGGACACATCATGGAAGTAATAGTTTGGAGCAAGTACCATTGCCCTTATTGTGATCAAGCAAAAGCATTGTTGACACAGCAAGGTGTTAAATTTGAAGAACGTAAAATTGGTGACGGTTACACTCGAGAAGAATTGTTAGAAGCTGTACCAACTGCTAGAACAGTACCACAAATTATCATCAATGGTAATGTAATTGGTGGCTTTACAGAATTAAGAAAATATATCGATGAAACTGGTTTCAACGGTAGCGGATACTAATTAGGAAAATATAAATGTTATTTAATAAACAAAAATTTGCAGCAGGTGATATCATCTCAGTTAAATTGATTACTGGAGAAGAAGTCATGGGCAAATTTGTGGAAGACACAATGGGAACTATCACTCTAGATCGTCCTTTAATGTTGGCCATGACACAGAAAGGACCAGCAATGTCTCCAGTACTGATGACAGTTCATCCGGATGCCAAGTTGACATTTAATTCAAGTGCAATCATCACCATGGCAGAAACAGATCCGGAAGTTGGCAAGCAGTATGTATTCCAGACCACAGGCATTCAGCCAGTAAGTGCTGGTAGTATTATCAAAGGTTAATCTATGGCCGCAGGAGACCCAATTGATTACAGTAGTTACTATGCCGATATTGCTACAGCATTAGGAACAATTGCAACGAATTCAACTGATATTAAGAATTCGTTGGCCATAATTGCTGCCCAAACAACTACCTTAGCTAGTACATTAGGGGAAATCGAAGGTCATCAGCAAAAATTGCGTGAGCTTGGCGAAGGCCCTGGTATCCATATTATTGGGCCTTATGAATTAGTGCAATTCATCACCTCATATAGAAGTCTAATTGAAGAAGGCAAACTGCTGAGTTTTCGTGATAAACAGCCGTCGGACAAAGAAGTTAGCAAAGCACTAAATGATCTTGGCAACTATATAGCAAAGATCAAACAGAATATTCCCAAGGATTTTTAATATGCCAGGAGTATCGAGACAAGGCGCCGATATTGCCGGCGGAACAATCGCAGCAGGTTCTTCTAATGTTTTTGTAAATGGTTCACCAATTGCAAGACTAGGAGATGCAGTAGCAGGTCACGGTCGTGGTTCGCATAGTAGCCCTACAATGGCTGGATCTAGTAGTACAGTATATGCTAACGGCATTCTAATATGTAGAGAAGGTGATGCGGCAACCTGTGGCCATCCTGCTACTGGCAGCGGAAATGTGTTCTCCGGAACATTTGCATCCTTTGTAGTCCCTCCTGTAGTAATTGCTCCAGCAACACAAGCAGCCATTAACAGACAAACAAGTGCATATGTGGCTAATCCCGGTGCTTACAATGTTGCATCTAACGACCAGGTTAAACAAAACTTTCCGGGTACTCCACAAGGAGCAGACGGTGAGAGTTTAATTGACACTGATGTGGTACTAGCCAGTGACATTCCTTCATTGCTGTCGCAGAATCTCGACGAAGCCGGCAAGGGGATTTGGGAAGAGACAGGAATGGGCGGCCGCGCCAGTAATTCTAGGATCACTGGTATATGGAAAGAACTTGGATATCCACAGACTGGTGCTTGGCTTACTGACCAAACTGCTTGGTGTATGGGTTATGTAAATTGGGTGTTGAAACGATGCGGCTACAGATTTGTGCAAACTGCCTGGGCTTTTGATATTAGGGATAAAGCTGCTGCATATAAAGCCGTTAAGATCCCACTTAATCAAGGACAGCCTGGAGACATAGCTTTATGGAGTTATGGTCATGTGAATTTTATCTATACTGCCAGTAGCGGAACATACTCTTTTGTTGGTGGTAATCAAAGCACTAAAGCAAAAAATGTTAATAATCCCTCGAGCGGGTCTGTGACAAGATCTTGGCCAAGCGGGTATCGAACACCCGGCGACAATTCCTTAATTGGAATATTTAGACCTGTTAAGGAATAGCATGAAAAAATTCTTATGGAAAATATTAGGTTTCCTTAGTTTGGGAATGGCCTATGTTGGATTAGTTACACCAGGTATCCCCTACTCAATCTTTGTGGTGTTTGCGGCCTATTGCTTTGCCAAAGGTAGTCCCAAGATGCATGCCTGGATTTACAATCACAAACTGTTTGGACCGTTCCTTACTAACTGGGGTGAAAAGCGTGTGTTCCCACAGAAGATGAAATACTTCATGTTGTTCATGATGACAACCAGTTTGATCACCATGTGGTTGACAGCAGTCCCAGTTCGTGGTATAATATACACAGCAGTGTTTATGATGCTGGTGGCCATATGGGCTTGGAGATTCCCCAGCTCAGTTGAAGAATATGACAACAGAAAAGCACAAGGTAAAAAAATTGGATGGATTAAATGACACCTACCTATAAGGTCACTCCACTGTTTGGCGTGCCTTTGTACCAGACCAACATTGGGTCATTGGATAAAGGCATGCGCGAATTCATTGAAAATCAAGAATATGAACGCATGGCCGCCGACAACGGTGACTATACAGTGAACAAGTATATTTTAGATACTCCAGAACTTGCTCCGTTGAAAGCTAAAATTATGAAAGCGGCAGATAATTTTATCTACACAGTCTTAGACGTAAAACGCAACATGGATTTTCGCATGGAGAACAGTTGGGTGAATCGTCATTACACAGGCGACTACTCTGGACAACACTATCATGGCAACAGCCTTATCAGTGGTGTTTATTACATAGACACAGGCGTTGATACTGGTGCATTTGTATGTCACAAAGACAAGGGCAACTATAACCTATGGACCGAAACTGTGAGAGTGGACTTCAATTATCAAGACCACGGTAACGATGCCAAGCTGAATTTCTTCAATGCCGATGCTTGGGGTTTGTATCCTGCCAAAAATGACCTAATCATGTTCCCATCCATGATGACTCATTCGGTTGAGGAAAATCAATCGTCAAAGATACGATACAGTTTGGCCTTTAACCTATTCCCCCGAGGCACAGCCGGTGGTGTAATCAATACCCTAACTGTTTAAATGCAACATAGAATAACGCCATTGTTTGCAATACCTTTGTTTCAAACACATCTAGGCAATCTCAATATCATTACCAAAACTTGGTTAAAAAATCTTGAGTATCCTTATCAACGAACCGGCCACGATGGCACTGACGAAGATCTCGATGAGGGATCAAAAGGCATGTACATTCTAGACAAACCTCAACTCAAGAATTTGCGTAAACAGATAACAGACGCAATTGATTATTTTGTGCATCAATCGTTGGGCGTCGACGATGGTATAAAATTTGATATATCAACCAGCTGGGCCAATCGATATCTAAATGATGAACTTGTGATTAAACATAATCATAAAAATTCTATGATCAGTGGAGTCTACTATATAGAAACAACAGCCACCACTGCTCCAATTGTGTTTGAACAGGCATGGTCGCATGTGAACCTGTTTCACTCAACAACAACGCCCACGTTTAAAAAAACTCATGTGAACGAGTATAACTCAAGCACACATACCATTTATCCGAGAACTGGAGATCTCTTGTTGTTCCCTTCCCATCTAGAACATACAGTTCCCGCAAGTGATTCAACAGACACTAGATACAGTCTAGCATTTAATTGTTTTGCTAGAGGACATATGGGATTTGGAACTGGACAAATAACACTATGAAAAAAATAACACTAGACCAATTGGTAGAAATTGCCGCAGAAGTAGAAGCTGGCGATCCCGCAGATTGGGGTAAACTTGCTGTTGGGCAAGAACAGGCATTTAGAATGATTGGCACAAGTATACTTGACATGTTTGACAAAGAAGTGTATACTGATGATGACAAACTGATAATGTTGGCAACTATTACTAAACTAACAGTTGAAAACATGTTGCTTAATCTAAAGATTATGGATAAAAGTTCATAAATAACTCACACAGACAGCATAAATTTACAAACAAGGAAAATAGTAAAATGGTAACAGGAAAAGTAAAATGGTTTAACGACGCCAAAGGTTTTGGATTCATTACTCCGGACGATGGTGGCGCAGACTTATTTGCTCACTTTTCACAGATTAATTCGAGTGGCTTCAAGAGCCTACAAGAAGGACAAAGTGTAAGGTTTGAAGTGACTCAGGGTCAAAAAGGCGAGCAGGCTAGTAATATTCAAGCTGCCTAAAAAATTGTTGTAGAAGTCTTAAAGTAAGGCATTCTGGACGCGGGTTCGACTCCCGCCAGGTCCACCATAAAGGAGATTAGTATGGATAACGAATATAGTGCTCTAGTTGGCTTTATTGTTGTTATCGTAGTATTTGCTCTAGTCCTTTTATGATGGGCCTGCCATGGTTTCGACAGGGTGAGATAGGATAAAGATCAACACGTGGGGTCACGTAAAATACAAAAAACGTAAATGCAAACGCAGATACATTCGACTTCAGCGCAATGAGCTTCACTGGAAACACTGTTTCCGGCAAAAGCAAAGTTGCTCTAGCTGCCTAAAAAACAGCGGTCCGAGGTAGTTATACCTTGTCATCCAAAATAGCAGAACCCGCTTCGGCGGGTTTCTTTTTGGCAATATTTCCAAATTATCGTCTCGAAGTTGTGCGTGTACGCACATGTTTTGTTTGAAAGTTCACGTATAATGGTAGGATCATATTATTTAAAAAGGAAAAATTATGACAACAACAATTACAATCAAAGACAAACCGATTAACGCAACCTATCAAAATGTTACAGGCCTAACAGGCGGAACCGGAACAGGTGCTGCTTTTGATGTTACTAAAACAGACGGAGTATACTCTGTTGTTCTAGACAGTCTAGTAGCCAGTGCAGGATCGGGATACCTTGCTGGTGACACAATCACTCTTGCTGGTACGGCACTAGGCGGAGCGGCAGCTAACAACTTGATCGTTACTGTTGCTACAGTTGGCACTGCTGGTAAAATTGCTACGTTCGGTGTAGTAGGTACAGGTCGTGCTGGCGACGGCACAGTTGATATTACAGTTGATGTTACCGGTACTACAGGTATTGACACTTACACAATGGGAGGCGCAAGCACAGAGTTCACAACAACTAAAACTGCTAGTAAAGTAACCTTGGCAAGTACCTTGATATCTAACATGGAATTTAATCTTGCTGATCACGAGCGTGTTGTATTCACAGACAAAGCTATTGCCTATGATGCCGCAGGTCGTGCAGGTGATGTATACTCATTACTAGCAGCCGCACTTGGTACTGCTGATGTTACTAACGCATACAAAGGCATTGGCATTGATCTAGCCGACAAAGGTTGGACCAACAAACAATTGGCAGAAGCCCTATTAAACACAGACGTTTACAAAACAGACGCAGGTGGGGTTGGCAATGAAACTTTCATCAAGCACGTTTACAAAAACGTATTTGGCACTGATGCTGCATTGACACAGGTTACAGACTACACAGTATGGATGACTAACAATAACCTGTCACAAGCTGATGTTTTGGTTGCCGCAAGTGAGTTAGCAGCTTTTGAAACAACTATTGGGTTGGTCGGTTTAGCCACAACCGGCATTGAATATACTCCTGTTGTATAATTAATTACACGCCAAGACAGGCTCTTCGGAGCCTTTTCTTTATTAATTTTTTCTATTAGCGTCATTAAAATAATTATTGAAAAAACTATTAAAATTGCTTGACCTATAGGTTAAATAAACGTACAATATAATATCAGTACAAACACTGAGTTTTTATCACACACAAGGAGAAGATATGAAAACAGTCGGACACAAATTAGAAAAATTCACAGTCACCGGCGTCAAGCCAGGACAACCAGAAGACGCTTTCTTTGACATTACAGAGAAGTCATTTGAAGGCAAGTGGAAAGTAATCGTTTACTATCCAAAAGACTTTACATTTGTATGCCCAACAGAAATCGTAGCCTACGACAAATTGACAGGCGACTTTGCTGATCGTGATGCTGTATTGCTCACAGGTTCGACAGACAACGAGTTCTGTAAAGTTAGCTGGCAAACAGCTCACGCTGATTTGAAGAAGATCACACACAATCAGTTTGCCGACACACAACGTGGTGAGTTGAGCTTGATTGAACAGTTGGGCGTATTCTATGCACCTGCTGGTGCCGCACTTCGCGCAACATTCATTGTTGATCCAGACAACGTTATTCAACACGTTACTGTCAACAACTTGAACGTTGGTCGTAGCCCAGAAGAAACTCTGCGTGTGTTGGATGCGCTACAAACCGGTGAGCTTTGCGCTTGTAACCGTACAGTTGGCGGCGAAACACTTTAATGGAAACTAGGACAAGGACCTTGGTCAAGACCATCATCTATAGGATTTGGGTCTTATGCTCAACCTATGTGATGTTGTTGGTAACAGGACAAAGTTTAACACAGGCCCTTGTTCCTACAATCATTATAAATTGTGTCTGGATGACATCATACTATTTGTATGATAGACTTTGGGCACGTATTAAATGGGGACGAAAATGAGTTTTATTGAAACAGTAAAAGGCGCATTGCCAGACTACGCAAAAGACACCAAGTTAAATATTGACGCTGTGTTTGTGCGTAGTACATTGGATGCTGATGTTGCTATGGGTTGTGCCGTGGCCGCACTCGCCGCAACTGGCAACGGTAAGGTGTTAAGCATATTGTTAGCAGATGCGCCAGTACACGCAGAGTCAGCAATGACAGCGGCGAGCATTATGGCACAGAACAACGTCTGGTATCCCTACGTTGAGATGGCCGATGATCCTGCTCTAAAAGGCCTGCCAGCACAGTTACGCATGAATGCCATTGCCAGTCACGGTGGAACAACCAAGAGCAACTTTGAGGCATTTAGTTTGGCCGCAAGTATTGTAGGCAAGTGCCACTTCTGTGTTAAGGCACATTACGAAACGCTCAAGCAAGAAGGCTACACTGTAGAACAGCTTCGTGATATTGGCCGCATTGCCAGTGTGATGAATTCGGTGGCAAAAGTGTTAAACAGCTAAACTAGTTGACAAGAGTTAGCGATTACTGTATTATAGCAGTAATCGCTTTTCTTTTGGAGAAATTATGTTAGAGTGTTTGATTGTAGGTGATAGTATAGCAGTGGGCACACACATGTTTGCCAAAGAATGTACTCTTGTAGGCAAGGGAGGAATCAATACTTGGCAGTGGAATCGTGATTATCTAAAAAATGATTTAACCGCCAATACCGTTATTATAAGTTTAGGAAGTAATGATCATAAACATATACATACAGAAGCAGAGTTGTTAAAGATGCGTGACAAAATAAAAGGCAAACGTGTGTTTTGGATTTTGCCAGCTGGCAATCTTAAAGCAAGTCAAGTTAATATAAACTATATTCAACTAACAATAAAAGAAATTGCTAACAAATACGGCGATACTGTGTTGCCAATTACCAAATTGCAACCAGACGGCATACATCCAAGTTGGGCTGGATATAAACAACTAGCAGAACAGATAAAATAAAATCTGTCGAACACAATACAGCTAAGTAAAACACAAGGAATATCATGATTATAGAAATTAAACTAGGGCCAGATTTAACATTGGCATTTGAAGAGCCGGCAAATGATATGGGAATCGGCATTACTGCCAGTATCACTGCCATGCCAGTGCTTGACGATATAGCCAACCAGCTCTATTTCAAAGTAGATACCGGACCAAAACTTCGGTGTCGGACCGGCAACGGCAATTATCCCGAAGACATGCCAAACAGGAACAAAGCTGACAATCACGTCAGTTGGAGACTGGCGCAACACGAAGCTCGTTTATGGCAAATTGGTGGACAACCTTATCTAGGAATTGATCATCCAGACTACCAATATGAAATTGCCTTGACTGCAGAGCAGAGTGAGATATTCAGCAAGAGGTTTCCATAAGGCGTTATTCTTTGCAATAAATTGAATTGTAGGCAGTTGACAACCTCTAAACTAGATGCTATACTAGTCGTATAGTTTAACAAGTTTGGAGGTTTCTTTTGACAATGCATCTAGAAGGTCCGTGGCTTAGTACCACTGGCAAACCCAAAGGCAAGCAAAAGTTTGCATCAGCAGAACACGCAAGAAAGGCCCGTGAATTGAACGAATCGTGGAAAGAACTACAGAAGAAATGGGCTGTAGAGATTGAAGATAAGAAACGAACTCGTGGGCTGGCGGCAGAATCTTTGAGCAAATCATACTCACTGAAGATTCCTGAGGGCCGCAATACCACTGCACATATCAAAAGTGTGGATACCGGCGGCAATGCTGTGTTAAAAGCCAGTCCAATCTACACTGGAACCAAAGTCAAAGGCATTGCGACAATGCACAAGAGCAACGCTGTGCCTGTGTTCAGTGATGAAGAAGCACAAGATATCTCCAAAATGCGTCGATAATCACCAGTTTCTCGGGAGATAACGCAAGTATGAGGTATATATTAAACGTTTCGCAAAGAAACTAAGATAGTTGGTTAGATGAAAATGTCAAAAGCATGGAAGTTTAGCCCGCGGGTCTTGGCCAATGAGAAACCCGTATTTTCGGGATGCCAAGGGTCGCCAAAGGTACTAAGAGTTATGAACTTAGTGGCTAATGGAGACAACTACACGAAAGTAGGGTTCTTTCAGAGCCTCGTGAAGTTAACTCCCTTTATGTAATGTAATCTGAACTTTGGATTACACCAAGTCAAAGGAGGACTTATGGAAAAATTTATTAGATTTACCACCTATGTTATAGGTTTAATTGTAGTATGCCTATTGGTGCAGAATGTAACTTTTGCCAAAATGGAAAAGCTACGTGAGGGTCAGATGTTATCATCGCCCGACATTGTGTCAATTAAAACTAGAGAACGACAACTAGAATGCCTAGCGATGAATATCTATCGCGAAGCAGGACACGAAAACTTTGAAGGCAAAGTAGCAGTGGCACAGGTCACCATGAACAGGGCGTCTCATCCCTCGTTCCCAAAAGATGTCTGTGCAGTTGTTTTTCAAAAGTCAGTAGTGATAGACAGAGTCATTTGCCAATTCTCATGGTATTGTGACACTGCGCACAAAGCTAGACCTATTAACCAATCGGCTTACAACGAAAGTATGGCTGTGGCTAAAAAGGTATTATTGGAAGGTTTCAGACTTGACGTAATGAAAGAAGCATTGTATTATCATGCTAACTATGTCAATCCGCAATGGAATCTAGAAAAAATTGGAACAATCGGCAATCATATCTTTTACAGAGGAAAGAAATAAAATGGTAGACTTCAACAAATTTAATCCGCTGCCTCATTTTGAAAATCTTCAAGAGTTCAAAACCTGGGCTACCGCCAAAGTCAGCCACATTTCGGCAGAGACATTTGGTTGGCTAGCAGTCATTGTACTACACGCTGCCACTGTTCCTAGTCTGTTCGCTGTAATGAGTGGGTTAACTGACAAGATGCCCGCAGTGGATCTTGTGTTGTTATGCTGGGGCGGCCTAACCCTGTTATTTGTCAAAGCCACAGTGCAAAAAGACATGCTCAACGTAGTCACTATTGGATTTGGATTTATTGTCCAAGCAGTAATGATGGCGCTAATCTTCTTCAAATAAATTGGTTAAGCACCCGGTTGACATTGAGCAGCCGTGGTGCTATACTTATTATATCGTTAACACACACAGAAAGGTACACGATGAAAAAGGCAATTCTAGTAGGCTTACTTGCAACAGCTATTACAGGCTGTTCGTCAATGAAAGATATTCCAGAGCGCAAGACATTTGCTCAACCTGGTTGGTATCAAAGTTGCGCACAGGAAGGCGTTAAAGGTTGGTTCTGGTGGAGTGAAGATTATGTCTATGCCTGCGGTGCAGGAGACAGTAATTACGCTCAGGCAGCAGAAGAACAAATGGATGCGATTGCAATGAACAACTTTGCAAAACGTATCAATGGTACAGTTAATAGCGAAACATCTATTGACATTGTCAACGACAAGAAAACAACTCGTACCAAGATTACCTACAAGGTAGAAGACACCGCCATCCGCCGTCATGTGAAAAGTGAACGCGGACACTTTACTATGGCCGGAAAACATTATACTTTTGTTCGTCTTGAGATGAAGAAGGCTACATTCGATCAATTGATCGCTGAAGCTCAGCGAGCTCAATAATGAAGGCTCTGGTCATTACAGTAGTTCCTGCACTGGCATTATTGGCGCTAACAGGCTGCGGATCTGCATCAAAAGTTGTTGCTCAGAAACCGCAGTACTGTCATACTAGTCAAACTATTACTACTCATAACAAAGAAACAGTAGATAGCAAGACTGTGTTAGAATGCACAGACGACGATATCAAACGAATTACCACGGCAAGGTTAGGTATGTCAACTAACTGCGGTGAATTTACTTATTGGATGCAGATTGGAGGAAGAGATGTTCAACGCAAAGGCGTCAGTTGTCAAAAAATGGATGGTGGCTGGGAAATTGTTAATACTGGTCGTAACTAGTCCAGCATTGGCTAATGACATCAGTAATCCTAGATTTTTCGAATATCGCTCAGGTTCGTTTATTAATGAAGTTGCGCAAATATCTTTTGGATGGTTCAAAACTTTGGACAATGATCAAAAAGATTCTTACACCCAGGCGCTGTATCATGCCGTGATGTTTGCCGAAAATGGACAGGCTGTTGAATGGTACAAACGTGATGCTAGTGGTGTTGCAGTGCCTGTGATGACATGGCCCACTGGATCGGGATATTGTAGGAGGATGCATGTGCAGGCCATAGCTTATGGTGTGCAGAGAACATTGAGTAGCACAGCCTGTTTCTCAAATGCGAGCAGTAATTGGCGTTGGATAAGGGAATAAATATTACACATGAAAATAAATCTCAGCGATAAAATTATTGCCTGGCTGGCCCTGTTCAGCGGGTTAACCATTTCTGCAGTGGCCATTTGGTACAGCGTAGCGGGTCTCGTTAGCATTTTCGCAGCCGCTGCTATCCCTATTATTGTTATGGGTGTAGTGCTAGAAGTCAGCAAATTAATTGCCACTGTATGGTTAAAAATCAATTGGGATAGAGCCCCTATTTACATTAGAAGTTATCTCATAGTTGCCATTGCCATCCTTATGGTAATTACCTCCATGGGCATCTTTGGTTTTCTATCAAAGGCACACAGTGATCAAACATTAGTGTCCGGAGATGTTCAGAGCAAAATTGCTATCTATGACGAAAAAATAAAAACTGAACGCGAAAACATCGAAGCTGGTCGCAAGGCCCTGAAACAAATGGATGCCACCATTGATGAAACCATTGCTCGCAGTAAAACTGATCAAGGGGCTGTCAATGCCAATACCATGCGTCAACGCCAGGCCAAAGAAAGAGCCCAGATAAATTCTGACATAACTAAATCGCAAAAGGCCATTGCCACTCTTAATGAAGAACGTGCTCCAATTGCGGCCGAAATACGCAAGGTTGAAGCTGAAGTTGGTCCCATCAAATACATAGCTGCCTTTGTGTATGGCAGCAATCCCGATGCCAACCTATTAGAAAAAGCGGTGACTTGGGTAATTATTATCATTGTTTCAGTATTTGATCCTTTGGCAGTGATACTGCTGTTGGCCAGCCAATATAGTTTTCAATGGTTTCGCAGAGCCGAAGAAGACCACAAGGAATCTCTAGAAAATTCCATACCAACAGATAACAAAGATGGTCCTCCAACCAATGAAGAAATTACTCCAAGATCAGAACCTTTTATACCACCAGCCACAAATTTATGGCCGTTTCCCGCAGCCGCATATATACAAACAACACACACAGCACCTGTCGTAGATTCTTTCACAACACAGCCGACCGCACTAGGAGGTGATATAACGGCGTCTGAGGAACTGCATGAAGAGGATGACGACTACGACGAAAATGACACAGTTGAGATTAGAGAAGCCAAGCGAAATTGGAAACACGATCATCCGGACGATTCTTTGAAAAGACACAGACGTCTTTTAGAAAATGGTTTGATTGATCGTCTTCCTTGGGAAGAGTACCTAAAAGCTGCCCCCGACTTTACAGACAATGAAGCCGCAGAAGAAGCAGCGAAATGGGCTCTAGAACAAGTTGAAGAAACTAAAAAAAAAGATAACAGCATGGATGGAACGGGAACAGGGTCAACAGATTCGCAAGATTCAGGAAAGCTAGTGGGCTATATTCAAAATGCCGAGCAGAATGAATCTACGATCTGGCAAAAGGTCAAACAAGTCAAAGGACAAGGATGACAGCCAAGGTAGTTGTAGTCACTGCTCCTGACGATGTATTGATTGATGGTTTTAGATTGTTGTTGGTAGATCTCAATGCTGAACAGACCAAAATCATTTCAGATAGTTTGTTGAATCTAAAATCACAGCATGATATCATTACCTATCTTTGGTCATCTGATCACGACACGGATTGGCTGCTGGACAAAAAATCCAAGAGCGATCTCATCATATTCAACGCAGATAGCGCAAACAGTCTTGTTATAGGATACATCTGCGCTCAAAAAAATTCACACTACTTTGGCAACCTAAGAAATTTATCACGTGCTAATGCAAAGGCTATATATGCTAGTGAGGATTGTGAATCTTTACTTAACCTAACCATAAACAATTATGAATAAATCAAGAGTTACTCTAGGGAGAACCGTAGTTCTCAAAGAAGGCGAAAATATCAATCAGGCTCTCCGCCGATTCAAAAAGAAAGTCGAAGAAAGTGGTATTCTCGATGAACTGAGACAAAAAGAGTTTTACGAAAAACCCACAACCATGCGCAAACGCCTCAAAGGTGCAGCAGTGGCTAGATGGCGCAAGAAACTGCGTGAAAACGAATTACCTAAAAAAATGTTTTAATCTATTGACATTCTGTCAGAAAGGTAGTATAATAACTGTATGAACACAGATATTATGATCGACTTGGAGACGCTAGACGTTCTCCCCACAGCAACAATCTTAACCATTGGTGCAGTTAAATTTGATCCATTTGGTGATGATGTAAACGAAAAAAAATGTGAGAAATTTTATGTCCGTGTTGATGTTGATAGTTGTGATCGGATTGGTGCTACGGTTTCGCAGGCTACCTTAGATTGGTGGGCTTCACAATCACAGGAAGCTCAGAACGAAGCATTTGATCCTGCAAACAGAGTCTCTATTGAAGAAGCAATGACACAACTGTACAAGTTTTGTTGGGGCGGCAAAAGAGTATGGAGTCACGGTGCTGGCTTTGATGTTACTATTCTAGAATGGTATTTTCGTAAGATCGGCAAAGCTATTCCTTGGAGCTTCTGGGAAGTTCGCGACACTCGCACAATTTTCGATGTAGGTATCAATCCCAACCGTCCTCCAGTGCTAAAACATCATGCTCTCGAAGATGCGTGGAATCAAGCAGTAGGTGTGCAAAATGTCTACAAAGCTCTGCGGACCAGTACAATGAGCGACGGTAACTATATCGCACCATTTGCAAATCAAAGGTAATATATGGACAGTCAAACCAAAGAAGTAATGGACATTCTCCAAGAAGAATGTGCTGAAGTAATTCAAGCGGTAAGTAAAATCAGCCGCTTCGGACTAGACAATTTTAAACCAGGAAAACCTAAAACCAATAGGCAACATCTGGAAGAAGAGCTAGGCGATATGATAACCATGATTGATATCTTGCACAACATGGATATTGTAAGCTGGACAAATATCGACCGTGCAGCTGAAGCTAAACGTGAAAAACTAAAAAAATGGTCAAATATTCAGAATTTAGAGAATATTTGATATAAATAAAATCGTAAGCTGCACCAAAGCGGGCGGTTTATAGAGCATAGTGCTCACAATCTAGATCTTACTTTAAAAGGAGATAATTATGTCTAAGATCATCGGTATCGATTTAGGTACCACAAACTCATGTGTAGCTGTTATTGAAAACGGCATCCCCAAAGTAATTGAAAATGCAGAAGGTGCTAGAACAACACCTTCAATCGTTGCCTACGGCAAAGATGAAATTCTCGTAGGTGCTTCAGCAAAACGTCAATCAGTTACTAACCCCAAAAATACAATCTATGCTTCAAAGCGTTTGATTGGACGCAAGTTTAAAGAGGAAGCTGTTCAAAAGGACATCAACCTTATGCCCTACGAAATCATGGAAGCCAAGAATGGCGATGCATGGGTTCGTGCTAATGGTCAAGAGTTGGCGCCTCCACAAATCTCAGCAGAAGTTTTGCGTAAGATGAAAAAGACAGCGGAGGATTATCTAGGTCATGAAGTTACTCAAGCAGTTATCACAGTTCCTGCGTACTTTAACGACAGCCAAAGACAAGCTACTAAAGACGCTGGACAAATCGCAGGCCTGGAGGTACTCCGTATTATTAACGAGCCTACTGCGGCAGCTCTTGCTTATGGCGTTGATAAAGCTGATAAAAGAGATAGGAAAATTGCTGTTTACGATCTTGGTGGCGGTACATTCGATGTTTCGATCATCGAAATAGCCAACGTAGATGGAGACAAGCAGATCGAAGTATTGAGCACAAACGGCGATACATTCCTTGGCGGTGAAGACTTTGACCAACGTATTATGGATTACTTGGTTGAAGAATTCCGCAAGGATCAAGGTGTTGATCTAACCAAAGATGTACTTGCTCTACAGCGTTTAAAAGAATCTGCTGAGAAGGCAAAAATTGAATTGTCTAGCTCTGCAAGCACAAGTGTTAATTTGCCATACATCACAGCAGACGCAAGTGGCCCTAAGCACATGAATATCACTATTAGCCGTAGCAAGTTAGAACAGCTTGTTGACGAGTTAATCACTCGCTCAATTGAGCCATGTAAAGTTGCCATGAAAGATGCAGGTGTCACAGCCGCTGACATCGATGAAGTTATTCTTGTTGGTGGTATGACACGTATGCCAAAGGTACAAGAAGCCGTTGAAAAATTATTTGGCAAGGCACCACGTAAGGATGTTAATCCAGACGAAGCTGTTGCCGCAGGTGCCGCAGTACAAGGTGCTGTTCTCGGTGGCGATCGTACTGATGTGTTGTTGCTAGATGTGACTCCACTGAGTTTGGGTATTGAAACAATGGGCGGTGTGTTTGCAAAGGTTATTCAAAAGAACACAACCATTCCGACTAAGGGACAGCAGACATTCTCAACAGCAGAAGACAATCAACCTGCGGTGACTATCAAGGTATTCCAAGGTGAGCGTGATCTAGTACAATACAACAAATTGCTAGGTGAATTCAATCTTGAAGGTATTCAACCGCAACGTCGTGGACAGCCGCAAATCGAAGTTACATTTGATATTGATGCTAACGGTATCATGAATATCTCGGCCAAGGACAAGAGCACAGGCAAAGAAAACAAGATCACTATTAAATCAGATAGCGGTCTAAGCAAAGAAGAAATTGAACGCATGGTACGTGAAGCTGAAGAAAATGCAGAGAGTGATCAAAAAGCTCGAACATTAATTGATGCTCGCAACCAAGCTGAAGCAACTGTACATGAAGTTAAAAAAGATCTTGAAGAATTTAAAGATGAATTAACTGATACAGAAAAGACAGAAATCGAGACAGCAGTTAAATCAGTCGAAGACGCTATGAAAGAAGATGACGCTGATAAAATTAAAGCTGAACTCGAAAAAGTTTTTCCGGCAATGAAAACATTGTTGGAGAAAAAGCAGGCCAAGGAACAGGCAGCTCAGGCGCCTCAACCAGAAGCCAAAGCAGATGACAATGTGGTAGACGCTACGTTTACAGAAACTAAGTCTAGCTAATTGTCTTGGGGGCACCTTCGGGGTCCCCATTGTTCTTACTTTATAAGGAGACTATTATGAACAATAACGCATTACAAAGAATTGAAGCTATTAATAGAGCACTGATTGGTTTTGACACCATGTTCGACCAAATGGAACGTAGATTTTCCAACAGTGTGTCCAACAACTATCCTCCGCACAATATACTCAAGACTGGTGAGAATCAGTATGAGATTCAAATTGCTGTGACAGGATTTGAAAAATCGGAAATTTCCGTAACTGTAGAAGCTAATGTGCTTACAGTAAAAGGCGAAGGAGCAGAATCTGTTCGCCATGAGAATCCGGAAATTGTTTACTTGCATCGTGGTCTAGCCACCCGCGACTTTGTTCGTGAGTTTCCACTTGCTGAACACATGGAAGTTGCAGGTGCAGAAATCCGCAATGGCATGCTGATTGTGAAATTGATCCGCAATATTCCCGAGTCTGAAAAGCCACGTGTGATTGACATTGTGGAAGTTAAATAATCAATCAATGGGGGAGAAATCCCCCAGTTGGAGAAATAAAAATGACCACTGAAATTCAAATAGAAGAAAAAATTATAACAAGTTTACAGCCACCTAAAATGTGGAAAGTAATCGTGCTCAACGATGAAAAGACTCCTATGGAGTTTGTGATAGAATTGTTAACTGACATATTTAAACACAGTGTAAGTGCAGCCAAAGATATCACTCTGGAAATACATAATTCTGGCAGTGCTGTGGCAGGAGTCTACACTCATGAGATTGCCGAGACCAAAGGCATAGAATCAACTCAACTGGCTCGAAGTAATGGGTTTCCATTGCGCATCACACTAGAACAAGAAGAATGACCTTTGACGATGTGCGATTAATCAAACATCAATTTACAGGGGCACGTAGATTCGGTTATTGGGTTCATTTTAGAGATCAGCGTCCCAGTTCTCAAGCCAGTGGCAAGTCCGGCAAACTAAGTATAATACGATTTGTAGAATCAGCTTTTGGTCCATTGGGAACACGTTGGCAGTATCAAAGATTCAATGTCAACGATTATATTCTCAAGCTCAACAGTGAACAGGATCTTGTGATGCTGATACTACGTTTCAGATAATTACGGAGTCATAATGAGCCTAAGAGAATTAACCAAAGACAATCACACCAATGCAGAAAGACAGGAGTTTGTAAAAATACTGTTTTCAGGAACCATAGATCCCAAACTGTACGCTACATATCTCTACAATCAATTTCCTATGTATGAGCTGTTAGAAGTATGTGCCATGCCGCATGGACTGCTGTCTGACATGCCAGGAATCTTACGGGCCAAGGCCATTAGAGCTGACTTTGAGGAATTATGGGGATCAGACGAAGAAGATAGACCCAAAATGTGTGCAGTGGTAAAAGAGTATATGGATCATATTATGAAAATTAAAGATGATCCTAAATTGCTAATGGCACACCTTTATGTACGACACATGGGCGATCTAGCTGGCGGACAAATGATTGCCAAAAAGGTGCCCGGGGCTGGCAAGTACTATCAATTTGAAGATGCCGATAGTCTAAAAGCAGCAGTTCGTTTAAAAATCGACGACAGCATGGCCGACGAAGCAAAAGTCTGTTTTGATTTTGCTACACAATTTTTTAAAGAGATGATGGAAATTGCAAACATCAACAAGTAAAGTCTGGCAAACACTCATTGAAGTGCAAGAGCTGTTTATTGAACAGTTCAACAAAACCGGAAAGGAAGTATATGAAACGGGTATGGATCGCTTCAACAGCCCTGGTTGGGTTAATCGTGTTTGGACCAGTAGCAGTTATCGTAGGGCTCACGTTGATGTTGTGGATGCTAGAGAAACCAAAGGACTCTGGATGATGCACTGTTGCATCTTCCCGCATACACATAATCCTGCACCGATCTTTGGATTCGATGTAATTGCAGGCAAGAACAAGATCACCGGGTGTTTCTATGATTACTCAGCTGCCGGCGATAAAGAACATGCTATGATGGATTGGTTTGCAGAAGAAGCACAAAAGCTAGAGTGGAATAAAACTCGCAAACTGCCAGATTGGGCAGAACGTATCTTTAGCCCTAGTATGGTAGCTGCTGGGAACGTTAGCGATGAAGAAGAACTAGCACAGATTATTGCCATGGCAAAAGAGGGCATACAGCACTATTTGAGCACGGTAGCAGAAACCAATAATACAGCTAACGATACTACAGAGGCACAGAACTACTACTGCGAAAATCAAAAGCAGAACCCGCATACACCACGTGTAATGGTTAGTTTAGGGCTTTCAGAAGAGGACGTTAAACATTTTATTCAAGAATGCCTGTTCCCTGAAATCAGCTAAATATTAGCTATGAGAGCATTTGAAATAATTACAGAATCAGAAGGCGGGATTATCCGTCGTGCCCAAGAGGTTAGTCAGGGCAAAACTATCACGTTTGCTAAAGATGGTAAAAAAATTAACCTAGTTAGCACAACAGTTATTCCTGAAACTGAATTGAGATATGAAGTTCAAACTGATCTCGAACAAGGTTTAAAAGATGCTCTTGCAGCACTGGGCAATCCCACAGTATATTATTACAGTAAAGTGCAGGGAAAATCCGGAGCAGCATTAATTACCCTATGGGAAGACGAAAACAAGAAATCAATTGCGTTCGTTAAATTTACTAATACAAAAAAAGCCGGAGCATTTCCAATTGCATGGACAAATGCAGATTTTGGAAGAGATACTGGCTACACACAAACTGATAATAAAATTGCAGAACGTGCGCAGTTTGATATTAAACCCAACAAGTTGTTTGCTACAGACATTGATATTCCTGTTGCAACACTGCCTAAGCAGATTAAACAAAAAGAAGATCTATCTCCAGAGATTAATCAACAGATTAGTCAACTGTTGACAAATGTACTAACCAACTCAACAACTCCAGTTCCGGGTGCTGATCAATATATGACAACCTATGAAGTTGATCTTGGTGAAAGTGCAGCACCAATTGCACTAGTCACCGGTAATTTTGTCACCGGTAGTTATAGAGAAGCTGAAGCAGCATTATTAACTCCTATTGGGCTAACTTGGAACGGTATTAAATCTGTACTGTTTCCAGGCGGTGGATCAAATTTATTATACGACAGTTATCTAAGACTGAACAAAACTACTTCTTTAAAAGTAAGTAGCAAAGATAAAAAAGGTGGTGCTGCTGCCGCAGTCACAGGGCTATTAAAAGATATTCAAGAAAATCCAGAACGTTTTTCAGAAGTCACAGACAAGCCCAACTATCAAGAGATTTTAAAAATTATTAACGTAATTGCATCTAACTCTGCAATTACAGGTCCATTAGAATTAGCAGTAAAATTTGGCTTTATTGACAGTACTGATGCGGCCAATGTCCAACAGAATTTAGGCCAGGCAATTAAATATAATCCGCAACTACCGTGGGCAACTACTCCCGGAGTACAGTCGGCATTTAAAAGAAAAGGTGCAAAGTTTGAAGACCCTGCATATGATATGGGATATCACGCATTGGCAGGTATCGCTGAACTAGTAGCAGATCATTTGAACAAGATGCCAGGTATGAGCGATTTCTTTAAAGCCGTACTTGAG